CATCTCGCAGGCTCCTCTCGCCTCCTTGAGTCGAGCAGCAGATGATCCGCTTCCGGGCCGCGACGATTATTCTCCCAAGAAAAAGAAACGGAAACGAGCGGACTAATGGCGATCACTAACGGCTACACGACGCTCGCCGCATTTCAGGCGTATGCCAACATGAGCACGATCACCGCCGACGAAACGACGACGATCGAGCAGGCCATCGAAGCGGCATCTCGCACCATTGACCGAATCGCGAATCGCCGTTTCTTCATGGATGCGAACGCGACCGCCCGTCTTTATCGGACGACAGACTTCTACACTCTTTTCGTCGACGACATCGGCTCCCAAGACGGATTGCAAGTCGCGTTCGACGCCACCGGCAACGGCAACTACACCGACGTCCTCACACTCAACACCGATTACATCCTCGACCCGGTAACAGCCCCGCAGCAGCAGCGGCCCTTTACACAAGTCACGATCGTCGGAAACGACCTCTTCCCGCTGCCTATCTCGCGCCGTCCACAAGTGCAAGTCACCGCTAAATACGGATGGTATCTCGGGACACCCCCCGACGACGTCGTCGAAGCCTGCCTCATCCTCTCCGCCGACTACGTCAAACGAGCATCGTCCGTCGGTGGCGTTCTCGGCCTCTCCGAACTCGGCGCGATTCGCATGAGCCCACTAGGGCGCGACATCTCCGCCATCGTCCGGGCGTACCGCCGAGAGGTAGTCGCGTGACCCCGTCCGCAGTTCGTGACGCACTCAAAGCGAAACTAAACATCACGGGCCTCCGCTCCTATGACACCATCCCGGAACACATAGTCCCGCCCGCCGCCATAGTTGGGAACCTCTCGATCGACTGGGATCTCGTCATGAAACGCGGAGCAGATACCGCGAACCTCGACGTCACCGTCATCACCGGACGGATGAGCGACCGAGCCGCCCAAGACTTCCTCGACTCGATCCTCACCGCCACCGGCACGAACTCTGTGAAGACCAAAATCGAAGCCGACCAGACACTCAACGGAACCGTCACGAGCGTCCGATGCCTACGCGCTGCACCGCTATCCGTGACCGTGTCGGGCGTCGAGATGCTCGCCTACCGCTTCGAGGTAGTGTGCTACGGATGAACAAGTTCCGCGTCACCTCCCGCCGACTCGCAGGATTCTCCGAAGGCGACATCGTCTCGGGCGACGGCCTCGAACTCTGCGGCATAGACCTTGACCGGGCAAGAATGAAGAATCTCATCGCAGAGGTCGGCTACGATGAACCCAAGAAACCGCGAGGCGCCCGCAAGGACGCATCCGACACAACAAAGGACTAGTCACTCATGCCAACAGCAACATTCCTCGGAGCCGCCGACACATTCACCGTCGACTCGGTAGATCTCGCCGACCAACTTGTCTCGATCACGATGACGAAGACCGTTGACGCGTTAGAGAGCACCTCGCTCAAAGATTCCTCCCGAACATTCGTCTCAGGCTTGCAGTCATCCGAGACGACCTTTACCGTGATGGGCACCTTCGCATCAGGCGAAGCGATACAAGCCATCTTCGGCGACGTCGGCTCATCCGTGACCATCGTCTATTCACCGCTCACCGGCGCGCCGGGTGCTAGCGCGCCCCGATACACGCATTCTGGGGCGTTCCTCGCTACCTTGCCGATCGTCGTGAACGTAGGCGAACTCGTGCAAGTAACCGCAACCTACACGGGCGGCGCGATAGTGCAGGCGATCGCGTAATGCTTGACCTCTCCGTAACCGTCAAGCGGAAGGACGGAACGCAAGAAACATTCCCGGTGTACGCAGACTCACAAATCGCATTCGAGCGATGGGCGAAAGTCTCCATCTCGCAAGCATTCGATCCGAACACGAAACCGAAGATGGAGTCCCTCTATTATCTCGCATGGCTCGCCGAAAAAAACTCGGGCAAAGTGACGAAAGTATTCGACGAATGGGTCAAAGAAGTCGCCGGCGTCGGGCATGAGGACGGCCCGGGAAACTAATCGCGGGCGGCGGAGTCGCCCGAGAAATAGCAGACCTCGCGCTTCACACGCGCATTGATCCGCTCGCACTCATGAGAACACCGCCCGAGGTCATCTGGGCGCTCTACGATGGAGTGCGCCGCATAAACGAACAAAGAAAGAGGGCTCGCTAATGGCTACGACCGGGACGTTCGGCTACCGCGTCGAAGGTTCGCAGGGCGGCGTCAAAGTAGAAGGCCTTGCATCGGTGCGCCGTCAACTCAAAAACCTCTCCGACGACGTTGACTACCGCGCCCAAGAGTTCCTCCCGGTCAATAAGGCAATCGCCTCAGCGATAGCCGGAGACGCGAAGAAGTTCGTCCCCGTGCTCTCCGGTGCACTCGCCGCATCCATCCGGGAAGCCGCATCAAAAACATCGGCCCGAGTAAAAGCGGGCGGCGGAAAAGAAGTCCCCTACGCCGGGCCGATTCACTTCGGTTGGCCCGCTCGAAGGATCAAGCCGCAACCCTTCTTCTATGACGCGATCGACGGACGACGCGACGAAATAAAAGACCGCTACGAAAAACTCGTCGACGACCTCATCAAAAAATACGACCTAGACGACAAACGAGTCGGCTAATGGCACTCATCTCCGTCACGATCTCCGGCAACGCGGCCCCGCTAAAGAAGTCACTCGACGACGCCGAGAGCAAGTTCGAGAAGTTCGGCGGAGCGTTCACGAAACTCGGAGTCGCTGCAGCCGCCGGAGTCGGTGCGCTCGCCGCAGGAATCGGCCTCGCAGCAAAAGCCGCAGCCGAAGACCAAAAGTCGTTCGAGTTGATGGAGGTCGCGATCCGTAACGTCACCGGGGCAACGGAGGAACACATCGCCGAGGTAGACAAACAACTCGGCAAGATGAGCCTCGCCACCGGCATCGCGGACGACAAACTCCGCCCGGCGTTCGCGGCACTCACCCGAGGCACTCGCGACATAGAACGCGCGACGAAAGACTTCGGCATCGTGCTCGACGTCTCTACGGCCCTCGGGATGGATCAAACGGTCGTCGCCGAAGCCCTCGCCAAAGGCTACGAGGGCAACATGAAAGCCCTCGCCCAACTATCGCCCGAACTCAAGACGATGATCAAAGACGGTGCGGACATGAATGACGTCCTCGACGTACTCTCTGCGAACTTCGGCGGGGCGACCGCCGCCGCCGCCGACACATTCTCCGGGAAACTTGATCGGCTGAAAGTGTTCTCGAGCGAACTCGTCGAGCAGCTCGGCTACTACTTTCTCCCGGTTCTCACATCGATCGCCGAGTTCATCGTCAAAGAAGTCGTCCCCGCGTTTCAGGGCCTCATCGAAAAGTACGGCCCGGCACTCGCCGCCATCTTCCAAAAGATCGCCGACTTCATCTCCGACCGCGTCGTCCCGGTACTACGCGACCAACTCATCCCGTTCATCCAGTTGACCGCCGAGTTCATCGGCGAGAAACTCATCCCGATTATCCGCGACGTCGCGCTGATCGTCTTCGATAAGTTCCGCAAAATCTTCGAGATCGTCTCCGAAAAAGTCGAAGAAAACTCCGACAACATCCAGAAGTATGTCGGCTATCTGCAAGACCTCGGGAAGTTCGTCACGACGTACATCGCTCCCGTCCTAACGAAAACGCTCGCGGTCGCGTTCGACGTCGTCGCAGCCGCCATCGGCCCGGTACTAGACATCATCTTTACGCTCATGGGAGCACTAGGAACCCTCGGATCGTTCCTCGTAAAGGTCGCCGGCTTCGTCGTCCGCACCATCGAAGCGATGGTCAACCCGGTCATCGACGGGCTCAACCTAGCGATTCGCGCCGCGAACTTTCTCTCGCCGGGCAACCCGATCTCTGAGATTCCGAGCCTCTCACTATCACCGTCATTCGGCTCCGCCCCGGTAGCGCCAACACGAAGCGGAACGCCCGACATCTCCGGCGTCACCGACTCATTCGATCGCACAGGTGCGAGCCGAATGATAACTCCGAGCATTCCGACCGTGACCGCTCCGACAGTCTCAACACCATCGGGAGGCGGCGGTCGTGGTGGCGGCTCCGCGATTCTCGTGCCGAACGACCGCACGTTCTCCACGAACTTCGGCATCTCTGACGAGGTGCTCTTCGGGGCAACAGCATCGAACGGGCAGCGTCAATTACCCAGCGTCGTAAACGTCACCGTCAACACCGTAACGATGGATGCGAACTTCCCGACGGTAGTCGTCGAAGCCTTGCAGCAATACAACCTCGTCAACGGCCCGGCTGACTTCCAGATCGCGATCTAGTAATGCCCGTCAACATCATCACGGGCGGCACTCTCACAGTCGAACTAGACGTCGGCTTCGGCGACGGCTTCTTACTCGACGACGTGCAGCAAGGCATCCTCGACAACACGACCTACGTCCTCGACGGCGTTGACCAGTTCGCCGAGATAGACGTTCAGTCCGTTGACTTCTTCCGAGGCAAGAGAACCGTCCTCGATTCCATTCAGCCGGGCCGCTGCACGATCATCGCTCAAGACCCGACTCGAGCCTTCGACCCTTACAACGAAGCGAGCGTCTACTACAACGAAACGGACGACACTCCCGGACTCTCCCCGCTGCGACAGATACGCATCACCCGAAACTCTGACGTCATCTTCCGAGGTCGCGTCGCGAACTTCAACTATGACTACGTCGGCCCAAAACGCATTCCGCTCGTCACCATCATCGCCGCCGACGACCTCTTCATCCTCTCGAACTCGTTCATCGCGGCAGTCACTCCGACGACGCAAGTCTCAGACGCGAGACTCACCACGATCCTCAACTTGCCCGAAGTCGGATGGCCCGCAGGAGCCCGAGACTTCGAGACGGGAGACACGACCCTCGGCAACTATCCGATCGCAGAAGGAACCAACGCCCTCCAATACCTTCGCAAAATAGACGAAGCGGAACGAGGCCGCATCTTCGTCAGGGCGTCCGACGGCGACCTCGTCTTCCAGTCCCGCATCGGCACAACACTCTCCGCCCCGACCGTCACATTCACCGACGACGGCACCGGAACCCCATACCGTGAAGTATTCGTCGACTTCACCGTCGACACCGTCCTCAACCGTGTCACCGTAGAACGCACCGGAGGCACAGCCCAGACAGAAACCGACCCGGCATCCATCGCCCTCTACTTCACGCAAGCCGAAACGATAACCGGCTCCCTACTGTCAACCGACGCGCAAGCCTTGACGCTCGCCGGGTACCTATTGAGCGGGCAACCCGAACCCCGTTTCTCGGGCGTAGAGACATTCTTCGGATCGTTGACAACACCACAAAAGAACGCAGTCGCGACCGTAGAAATCGGCAACACGATCTCCATCCTTCGCACGTTCACCACCGGGAGCCCGCTTACGGTCACCGAGGAACTCTCCGTCGAAGGCATCCAACATCGCATTGACCTCCGGGGCGAGACGGTCACGTTCTACACAGCCCCGACCGACATCGTCTACGAGTTCGAGCTAGACGACGCGGTCTTTGGAATACTTGACTCCGATAACGTGCTAGCCGCATAAGGTAGGATGACGAAACCATGACGACCCCATTCCCATTCGTCGCCGGAACGGTGCTCACCGCACAAAAACTCAACGACATTACTAACCTCCCGCTCAACGATCAGACCGCTAGTTACACGCTCGTCGTCGGCGATGCAGGTAAGCGCGTTGTCATGAACGTCGCATCAGCAAACACCGTCACAATAAACAACACCATCTTCACGCTCGGCGACACCGTCGAAGTCCTCAACAAAGGCGCAGGCGCAACCACCATCACCGCCGGAGCAGGCGTCACCCTCAACGGCCTCTCGCTAGTCCTCTCCCAGTATCAAGGCGCGTCGATTACGTTTCTATCGGCGTCCGTTGCGCTAGTATTTCCGACAGGTGGCTCCGTGAAAACTCCTCGCATCACAGCATTCACAGCGTCCGGCACATTCACCCCGGCGACCGGCGTCACCTATGCAGTCGCTTACATTCGCGCAGGCGGCGGCGGCGTCGGCGCAAGTAGCGGCGCAGGCGGTACGTCATCTGTTGCATTTGCAGGCGGCACAGTATCAGCCACAGGTGGCGCAAATACGACAGCCACGGTGAATCTCCCTCAAGGTACCGTTGCAGGCTCAACCAATAGCGGCGTCGGCGCAAAAGGAACAGTTGCGGACTCAACAGGGTACGCACAATACGCCGCGGCAGACGGCGCTTACATTGTTGCGGGTGGCGCAGTCACACCCGGCACAGGAATCACCGTCACGGTTGGGGCAGGCGGCACGGCAGGCACTAACGGCGCAGCAGGCGGCACCGGCTACGTCTACATCGAAACATTTGAGTAGTTATGACTGAACGAACCGTCGCTATCATCTCGCCGAACGTCACGAAAGGCGTCGTCGTCAACGTCGAAGTCGTCGCCCCAGACTGGGTGAATACCGACCCGACGCATCTCATCGAGTACACCGCCGAGAACCCCGCCGCAATCGGATGGGAAGTCAAGAACGGTGTCGTCATCGTTCCACCGCCACCGCCCGAACCGGTCGAGTAATGCGATGGCTCGCAGTAGCCGCCCTCGTAGTGTTGACGTCGTGCGAAACTACTCGCAGCAATAACAGCAAACCCGCAACACGTCCGACGTATTGCACTCCCGTAGATAGGTGCTAATCATGAAAGAGCGTTACACATCAGACCAACTGCACGCCCGGATGATTATGACGGTCGGAGTGATTCTTGCAGTCGTCTTCGCGGTCATCGTCGTCGGATTCGTCTACGGCCTTCTCTTCGTGTCGCAGCCGCTCGAACAGTCACCGAACGATAAAGAGTTCATCAGCCTCATGTCTACGATCGTCACGTTCCTATCGGGAACCCTCGCCGGAGTTGTCGCAAGTAACGGCACCAAAAAAGACAAGTAGTCGATCATGGCGAAAAGTCTCCCGATCCGGCGCGTCGTCCTACCGAAAGCGCTCGCTAATCAAAAGAACGGCGAACTCGACCCGGCGCTACTCCTAGCAATCAAACCGTCGGGCTTCTTATTGCGACCCGCAGCCCTCTCATGGGATGCGATGAAACGCGCCGCGAAACTTGACGGCATCGTTCTAAAACCGACCTCAGCATTCGACGCCTACCGTCCCTATTCGGTGCAGAAAGCCGTCTTCCTACAGCGTTACACGCTCGAACTCATACCGGGGCGACCAACGCGCGAATGGAACGGCGTCACCTACAGCCTGAAGCCCGGACTCGCCGGGCTCGCTGCACCGGGATTCTCGAATCATGGATGGGGCCTTGCCGTAGATGTCTGGAACGTCAGCCAAAACGGGCGACTCGAATGGTTACTCGCGAACTATGAGCGCTACGGATGGAGTCACGAGGTACAGTCCGAGAGTTGGCACATCCGCTACACACTCGGCGACAAACTTCCGCCCGGGCTAACCGCATGAACGAAAGTATTCTCGTTGCCATCATCGCCGCGTTCGGAATCATCGCCGCCGGGCTACCCGCTGCACTCATTGAGCGAGCCCGAAAAGAGAACTCCGAGGATCATGCGAAAGTGAACTCGACACTCGAAAGCATTGAAGAGCATCTCACCGAAATCGAGGACTCCGTTGACGACGTCGCCGAAGCCCTACGTCAACACACCGAAGACCATGTCTAACCCGGCCGAGACGTGCGTCCTCGTCGAATGGCTCGATGCCCATGCTTCGAGTCAATGGATGGATCCCACTGACATCGACCAAGAAGCGTTCGTCGTCCGGTCGGTCGGATGGCTCATCGCCGGAGGTAAGCCCGGGCACGTCGTCATCGCTCAAAGCCTCGGCAGCGACAGCCAGATCGACGGCGTTCTCTCGATTCCGGTCGGGATGGTGCAAAAGACCATCGTCCTCGGGTATCCAACACCTCCGCAGACCGATTAGATACCGTTATCGGTAAGCACTAAGGAGGCCCAAAATGAGTGAATCAAAGAATGCGGAAATGTTCCACTATCAGCGGCTACTCGGAGTCACCGAAGACGGCCTTCAGATGAAGGTCACGGTCATTACTACCTCAGCGGGTAGCATTCGATCAGCGTCGATTCAGATGCGCGCCGTCGAAGGCCCCGTCTCCGTTCACGATCACCCCTCCCAATGGTCAAAAGCCTTCCCGCTCAAACTCAACGTCATTGGGCAACCCTTCGACGGCTGGGACGTTTCACCCGATACCGATGGCGCGGCATGAACCCGCTACTCATCATCGCCCTCTCAGCCTTAGGCGTCGTCGGGGTAGGAGGTCTCGCATCACTTCCCTCGGATGCCGACCTTACCCCGGCGACCGCCATAGTCGACCCATACGCCGAACTACCGCTCCTAGAGCCCTATGAGACGCGTCCAGAAGCCCCAGAATCGACGCAAATAGCCCGTCGGGGTATTTGCCCGCCCGTTTATGACATGGCGTATCTAGTCGGCTTCACACCCGATCAGTCGGCGCTACTTGACCGCATCGCATGGCACGAATCCCGATGCCTAGCGACCGCCCGGGGTGACCTCACGAAAGGCGTCTCGCATGGCATTCTCCAGATTCACGGCCCGTCATGGTGCGAGCCGAATCGCTATTGGCCCGATGGCTACCTACAGGCGAAGGGCATCCTCGACACTTGCGAAGACCTCTATGACCCGGAGATTTCGGTGCTAGCTGCGCGTCTTATCTGGATGGAAGGCGGCTTCGAGCAATGGTCGACCTATGAGATGGCGGTCGGCTCGTGATCTTCTGGGACTACGTCGTCATCGCCTACCTATTCACCGTGCTCGCCCTTGTCGTCGTACTGGATAGACGCCGATGATCGCCCCCGAAGAATGGCTCCGCATACCGCTCGAAGCGCGACTCTGCGAACACGCGAATCACACCGACGACGAACTACTTCGCGCCGACATCATCGCAGCGATAAAGAAACTCGATGAGCAGTCCGCCCGGTTGCAAGACCTGAGCGCCGAAGTCGTGCGACTCGAACACGTCGCGCATCTCGTGAGCCCGTACTAATGCTCGACGACATACTCGAAGAAGCGCACAGGATTACGCACAACGACCGCAACGATGACTACGGGCCACCGATCGACGACTACACGCGCACCGTCGAAATCTTCCGACTTCTCTCAGGCGTAGACCTCACACCCGAAGAAGGCGCACTATTCATGATCGCCGTGAAACTCTCCCGACTACGCCACAACATTGACGACAACGCAGTCCACCGCGACTCACTTGTTGACGCAGCCGGCTACCTCTGGGTATTCGCATCCATCGCCGAATCACGCGGAACGATGCGCATAAGATGATTCGAGTGAATCGCCCGAAAGAAAAAGGCGACCGGGCAGAGCGAGCCGTCGTCGACTTCCTCGACCATAACGGCTTCACCGTGCGCCGTATTCCCGCAGGCCACCACGACGACGTCGGCGACCTAGAAGTGCATCACGAAGTCGTCTTCGAGGTCAAAGACCGCAAGAAACTCGAACTGTCTGCATGGATCGCGAAACTCAACGTCCAAAAGGCACACAAAGATTCGGCCTATGCGTTTCTCGGGATCAAGCTGCACGGCAAAAGTAACGCCGAAGACTGGGCCTACCTCATCGACGGCGCAACACTCGTGAACATCCTCAGACTCATCCAAAAACAATGAGCGAATCGCCGTTCGTCTATGTGCGGCTAGAACGATGGCAAGTCAACTACTGCCGCGAAGAAGCCCAACGTCGCGAAGACGAAGCCCGTCTCTACAAAATGCGAAACGGCACGACCGCCACCGTAGGACTCCCCGCACATGAAGCCGACCTCGTCGGAACTCTCTGCGAACTTGCCGTCTCCGTACACACCGGGCTATCCGAACGCTTCTTTGAGCGCTATGACCCTCACGCGGCAGACGTCGGGCCGATAGAAGTCCGAGGCCGCAAGTTCGGCTCCGCATACCATGACGTGCGCGTCTACAAAACCGACATCGACAAGGCAAAGTTCATCGTCGGCGCGTCAATAGTTGAGCAAGACGATCACGTCGTCGTCAGGCTCAACGGATGGGCCTTTACCGCTGAGGCATACGCGAACGCGACCGACGCCCCGTTCCCGCCGCACCCCGTCAAAGGGCAAGCCCGACACCATTCCGTAGCCGCGCTACAGCCGATGGCTACACTCGTCTACGAACTACCACAGGAGGCGAAAGATGAGTTTCTCACTAGGTGACTACGTCACCGTCAACGATCGACTGAAAGCAGCATTAGAAAAGTTCCCCGACCTACGCGTCGCGGAACTACCGCCGAAGATGGTCGAAGCCGGCGGCAAGTTATTCGTCGAAGTGCAGATGGTCGTGCGACGTCACGCCGACGATCTCGTTCCGATGGTCGGTCACGCATGGGAAGAGTTCCCCGGCACGACGCCCTACACCCGAGGAAGCGAGGCCGCTAATGCTGCGACGTCGTGTCTCGGACGAATCCTCGGATACATGGGATTCGGTATCAACAAGAGCATCGCTACACAAGACGACGTCAAGCATCGCGAACCTCAACACGCTCCACAGTCGCCCCGGGCGGCGTTCGTCGCACAGAAACCGAAGGTCGTGCCTACCGTCTACCCATCGGGCGAAGCAGTACCCGACCCATTCAGCGGAGAGCAACAGACGACGAACGTCTATCCGGCGGGCGACGTTACGAAAGGGCAGATGGGCAAGATGAGAGCGCTCGCCCGTGAACGTAACATTATGAGCAACAAAGACCTATTCGCTGCAATCGGTGGAATCATCGGACGGAACATCAGCACGCTCGACGTGATGAGCAAGCGTGAAGCGTCGCAAGTGATCGAGTCATGGCTCCCGCCAGTCATCCCCGACCCGGCGGGCGAGATACCTACACCATTCGACGAGGAACCCTTCTAAGTGCCGTCTCTGACTGTCGGCTCACTCTTCTCAGGCATCGGAGGCATAGACCTCGGCCTAGAAAGAGCCGGGCATCGCGTCCTATGGCACTCAGAAATAGACAAGTACGCTTGCCGCGTACTAAAAAAACATTGGCCCGAAACACCTAATCTGGGCGACGTCAAACTCATCAACTGGAGCGAGGTTCCGAATGTCGACATCATCGCCGGGGGATACCCCTGCCAACCGTTCTCAACGGCAGGCAAAAGGAAAGGCAAAGAAGACCCGAGGCATCTCTGGCCTTACGTCCTCGACGCCATTCGCGCAATTCGACCCAGATACGCACTCATGGAAAACGTGCGAGGCCACCTTACTCTCGGATTCGGAGACGTTCTCGCCGACCTTGCCAGTTGCGGGTATTCTGCGGAATGGCAAATTATTTCAGCGGCCTCGGTTGGCGCCCCGCACCGTCGCGACCGCCTCTTCTTCGTGGCCTACCCCGACAGCGAGCGATCACATCGAACGGAAGTCAACTCAACAGAAGGAAGGCAGTCGGCACTCGTTGACTCTGCCCGATGCGGTGAAGAGATGGCCGACTCCGACGACGCAAGAAATCGAGCACCCGAACGCGACATGGAACGAGAACGGTCGACGCGTTTCGTCTTCGGGGACAACTCACTCGATGGGCTTAGCGGACGCAGTTCGACTATGGCCGACTCCACAGGTCGACGACTCAAAGAACGTCAACCCGAGTCCGAAACGACGGAAGAAACTCGTCTCGGAAGTTATGAAGTCGGAACAATGGCCAACGCCAACGGCGAGCAGCTGGGGCAGCACGGGCCATCGAGCGATGCTGCAAGCGAAAGTCGACAACGGCACAATCAGCGAAGCCGACAAGAAACAGATGACTTCGGGGAATGGTGGAAAACTGAACCCGGAATGGGTCGGGTGGCTCATGGGGTTCCCGCCCGGGTGGATAAACTTAGAGGCCTCGGAAACGCCGTCGTCCCTCAAGTCGCCGAACTCGTCGGAAGGCTAATCTCGCAACACGCAGAAAACTGAAGTACGCCGATCGCATCGGTTTCATCCGCCGAAGTGAGCGGACGTGAGTGAAAGTCTCCCGCGACTAATCGTCGTGAGTTAGCCCTTCAGATAGGCGGGGAACGTGCGCGTCATGAAACGGACGCGTCTAGTGTGACCCGAGCGAAAGTCGGACGGCGGGCCCGGGGAATCTCTGCTCTTGACCTAGTGGTTGACCTTCAGTTATCACGAACGCTAAGAAAACAAAAACGCACCCAGCCCGACCTCCCTCCGCCTCCCTACCTTGTGTGCATGAGGCGCGAGCGCAAGCGAAGCGCGACCGGGAGCGCGAGGGCAGGCGCCCTCGCATAGACTCACAGCAAGGAGAGCGGACAACGATGCCATCGAAGAGCAAGCACTACGGCACTAAGGCATGGCGTGTAGTACGTCGTCAAGTGTTAGACCGTGACCAGTACCGATGCACTATCGGCATGGAAGGCTGCACACAAACCGCTACTCAGGTCGATCACATTCATCCGCTCGCATTCGGTGGCGCACCATTCGACCCGGGCAACCTTCGAGCGTCATGCTCATCATGCAACTCAGGTCGCTCAAATAAACTGCGACGGAAGCCGAGCCGAGGATGGTGAAGCGATGCCCTTGCGATGACATTCAGCGACCGACGTGCGAGACTGAAGAAGAAGATGACTAGTCAATTTTTCCGACAGGGCGTAAACCAT